AGGGCTAGGTTCAGCCCTCCTACCGGATTGAACATGATCGGGACAATTTGCTGATTTTTATTGCTTATTTGAGCCATGTTTTACCTATGTCTAATGTCTAAAAAATAGTCTAATTAGACGTCTAAAATGGGATAGCTGACAATAGGTAAATCTACCGCATTAGGCCCCCGGGCCGTCCTGCACCCATTGCCGCCGCGCGTCCCATACCTAAACCCGGCCCACCTTGCGCACCTGCTGGGCCACCACCCGGAGTCGGTTGCATACCGGCAGGACGGGGAGCCCCACCACCGGGAGCGCCGGGAGGTGCACCGCCGCCAGCACCTTGCATTTTCGGCCCCGGAGCCACAATTCCGGCCTGAATTAACATCTGGATTAACTGCATCATTAACTGGGGATTCTGCTGTAGTAACTGCATCAACTGTTGAATTTCCATGACATTTTCCTTTACGTTTACGGGTTAATATATCCAGCCGCGCATCGGTGCGATTTGAGGCTGTAATCGGTTATAATTTTCGAGCAGTCGTGTTTCAAGCTCGCTCATAAGTTGCATATCAAGTTGTAGATTCATTTCGTCAACATTTTTCGCCCGAAGAGAAGCATACTCGACAATGAGATCATCCAGACGGCTGTTCCAAGGGCTTTCAGTTGAAGAGACAGTCACTATCGGGTAATGGAGAAACACGCAAGGGATGTCCACTGAGGCGGGTGATTTGTACTCTGCTTTTTCATTAATGAAAGTCCAGACAGAAGCGGCGGCGGCGTCATGGATTGTAAGGTAGTGCATCGGCAAAAGGTGTTTAAGCGGAACTCCGTTGTCCTTTCTGGTCAGCATACAGACGGCATTTACCTTCTCATAGACAATACCTTCAATCGTCCCATCCGGTTTCAGGGTAACTTCGTCAGCTTTCATTGCGAAATCAAGTTCATTTCTAATCGCCAACTGGTTAATCCGTCGAGCCGCTTTTGCGAGAAATACCGCTAACTGGGCATCAGTCCAGCGCGACTTATCGAGATCGTCAACTTCGACTCTCATTTGGGCAACCATCGATTGTAAGCTCATCTTGTAGTCCTGTATGCCGGGTATTTTTTCAAAAATGCCATGACATCATTCTTGTCAGACATATCGTACCCAATCGATTCTGCCAATCTGACAGCGGTCGAAGGGATAGACGCAACTTTTCGCATCAATCTTTTCTTGGAGAAGCCATTTGCTTTACTCATTCTCTCAACTGCATTTGAATTGAGAGTAGGTATCTCATTCTGATGATGTTTGATAACAAAAGAATCCTCATTGGATTCAAAAGTAGTGATAATATCAGACATAATTATCCTCATTGTTTATCTGGGAGTTGGGTGCTGAACGCACAATCCGAGAAAGGAGCTTACCCCGACTGGCCGGATAGCCAGCCGGGGCTTTCAGTGCAGTAAGGTCTATACCGAACCGCTATACAAGTGAGAAATCATCGCTGAACCCTTTTCATCCCGGCCCTCAAGAGTGAGGTGACAGGAAATCTGGATTCGCTGTGACAACCCGACGCGAGCAAGACGCTCAGTTTTAATCCCTTTCAGCCAAGCAGACTTCCAAGTCTTTTTGTCCAAAATGAACATCGGATTGTATTTATTACCACCATCATCGGCAACTGCGATATTGGTAGTCGGAACGACTTTAACCATACCGAAATCACATTCGTAATAATCGACCACGTTGATGATTTTCTTTTCAGAAGCGGTTGCGTTGATGGTCAAACGATCCGAACCATTAAACATCGAAATCTGACGTTTCTGGTACGGTGCGGCGATAATCATATCCGGCTTACCACCTTTTTCGTAAGCACCCTGACACATATCAATCAGCATTTCCTCTTCGAGGAGGTTGGTCGGAGCATTTGCACCACCGAAATTCTCGGTATTGGTGGTGATCAGGTGGTACAAGCCAGCCATTTTATCCGGGATGGTATTACCATCACCGATCTGTGACGCACCATTGTTAAGCAGAGCCCAATCGATATCACGAGCCAGCATTTTCATATGCCGAGCAGTCTGATATTTCAACTCTGATTTTCGGCCAGCTTTGTCAACGGCTTCCAGTCGATCAGAGATCGAGAAAACTTTCCGCAAAGTCTGAACCCGGTTATTCAAGCGTACAGGCGGGACAACAGTATCATCGGTAGCGTCAGCGCCCTCAATAACTGCATTCTCACCAGCTTCGCCGTAATCATCAGTCAACCACTCATGCAATGTCTGTTTTGCATCGGCGCGGCCAAAAGCTGTCAAGGCGACGGTTTCATCTGGGGCAATATTCGTAATGACATCAATCAGGTCTTCACGGATCGAGTCAGAGAAATTGCCGGTATAAGTATTGGTAGCCATCTTTCGGCCTCCTATAATAAGCTGTCTATCAGCCCTGTGGAGTCCAGAAATTCGCCTAATGCTTCGGTTGTGCCAGTGCGTAAAGCTTCGTTCTTCATTTCAGAGCGCCGTTTTCTGAGCTTGCTCTGAGAGGTCTGAATTGGTGCGCCACCACCTCTTTCAAGGTTAGGCGCGAAACTTCTTCGCTCTGGGTTCTGTCGTGCATTTTGCGTTTCCCCAGTCTCATTAGGCTGGAGTTCTTCTGCCAACACTTCTTCTCGCATTACCCGGTACATTTCATTAAAGAAAAACGGGTTTGAGTCAAGCTGTTGCAGAGTTTCGTTAATCCTAATCGGGTGTTTCTGAGCATTAACATAGCCTTTGAGCTTCGCCATGACTTTATTCTTTAATGGGTCACGGGCTTTCGCATCTTCTGCCATGTTCCAAGCCTTTTCAAAATCATTAGCTTGGGCTCTTTTTATAGCAACTTCCTGCTCATTTTTAATCCGAGCATAAGCTTTTTCTGCGGCCCTATTTTCAATGGCATCAATCGGGTCTATTTCCGTATCAGCAGGTTGTGCGGTGCTTTCAGGCTGGCCGGCTGGTGCAACCTGCTGTTGGAAATAGTTTTGCATATGAACCCTGAATTTAGGGTCTTGCTGTAGTCTTGCTCCCAGACCTTGCAACCCGGCTACAGCCTGAGACTGTTGGGCCAGTTGCTGAGTTTTCTGGGTGTAGTCGCCTTCCATTGCCTTATGTCGGTCGAGTAAAAACTTCTTTGCTTCGGGAGATTGTTCCCGAAAAGTAGCTTTATGCTCTTCTGACCAGTGCTGTGGAGGCTCAAATTCATCTTGTTCTGCTGGTTGGTCATTCTCGACCAACTGTTCGCGAGGCTCTTCTGCCCTCTGGATTGGTTCCTGATGTTCAGGAATATGTCCGTCCGGGTTATCGTCCTCTATAATACTATCAACCAAATCATCCAACGGGTCATGTCCTTGATTGGATGATATCGCTGTATCTCCCATAAGCTACTTCTCCTTTTAGAATTTTTTTCTCAAATTCTCATAATCTTTTTTAACTTTCCCAAGGTGCATTTTTGCAACTCTGAGTTGAACTTTGAGGGTCTCGATTTCATTGCTTAAATCAGGAGCCCCTTCTTTTAACTTTGCAAGTTCTTCCTTCAATTCTCTATTCTCTCTGAGAATGGCTTTCACCTTGCGCCGGTGATACGGGTTATCTAAAATCATATTTTTACCTCATCAATTTTATGATCTCCGCACCAGTCATTAACGAAAACTACAGGGTAGCCATTCATTGTTGGTGCATGACGGCGGCAACGGCCAAGTTTGCAAAGTTCGGCTTCATCATTTCCCGGCGTAACTTTACCAACAAACCACATACAGGTAGAGCATTTCATTCCTGACGAACGGTGTTTCCAAGGGTCAGCACTCATAGGATTCCGCTCCTTTTGCTTTCCGGTTCATTCAATTTTGCGGCGGCGGCTTCACCAGCGGCTACAGCCCCCTTCATGTTTTCAAAGAACCTGAGCAAGACGATCTTTGCGGTTTGTAGTCGCCTAAACTCTTCTAATTGTTCTGGCGAAAGTTTCAGAATCTCATCTTGGTACTGGTTGACCTCCGCTTGGAGGAGCTTGAGGAATACCGTTTCCTTGAGAAGCTGGTTGACCCGGTTGCCCAGCGCCAATGCCTCCTGCAACTGTTCCCTGTTGTCCATTTTTCACCTGTTCGCTTGGGTTAATTAACAAATCATCGATATCAATATCCAAATATCGATACTTCTTCTTCAATGTTTTATAAATGGTATCTGGAGTAGAAACTTTCAACTGGAGCCCAGCTTCTAACTGGAATTGGAGCAATTCGTCAACGGCTTTGGCCGCCGCCTGTTTCTCTTGCGGCCCGATACCGATATCGATATGGATATCGTAATCACCTGCAAGGTCGTCTGCCGTAACCGGTAATTCTTGGCCAATAACTCTAATCGCTTCTTCTGGAATCCATTTCTGATTGATGAAAATAAAATCACGGATAATACCTTCCATCGCGGTATTGCCCAAGTTCCGGCCAACCTGCTTTGCGCGTTGCTGGGCCATACTTGCAATAACTTTGATACCGGTTGCCGTCTGGTTCAAGGAATCGCCATCAGAGCCCTGATTGTAGCGAGTAACCCCGGTTTTATTCTCAACGTCACCCTGCACCATTTCAATCGTTTTCAGGACAAATTCATGCGGCGGGTTAATTTCGAGTTTGCCCATCCGCTGAGGATTGCCGAGCAAGGGATCGTGAGGCTTTCTATTTAATAGTAACTTGTAGAGGTTGGCATCGTCGGTGATCGGGTTGGTGTAGACACTCTGAGCGGCGGCATCCTGAGCCATCCGTTTCAGGTTGGTCATTATCTTCTGGTCTTCTTCGACGATACTGGCAAGCGGTATCCCGGTTATTTTGTGGCTTTCCGGGTAGGCCACCCCAATTCTGAAAGGCGGTCTGCGGTACGGATTTTCGTCCATCTTGCAGACGACATCGCCGCAAACCGTGATAATCATATCTTCCAGCAGTCCATCGTTATCAGCATCTATTTTAACATAGCACTCATAAATATCGACTTCGATTGCCGGAATTAATTCAGGAGCCGCGAGGTTCCCAATTTCGTTCTCGACAAGGCCAGAATCGGCGTCGGTTTCGGTATCGTAATAATTGTCTTGTTCGTCGCTCATAGGATACTGGGTAAGAGCATCCTTGCACTTGTCATAACTTCCCGGAAAATATTCGCCGTCAATCTCTTTCTGTTTAATGTAAGAGAGTGAGCGTTTCACTTTGTGGAAAACTAATGGGCAATCATCAATCTCTTTCATCCCCGGCGTGAAGCCAAATTCCCAAGGTGGTATGCACTCAAATTTCGGCCCCTTATAATCAGGAACCTTTTTCACCATCTTGACATTCTCATACCGTTTTACGACTTCGCCGGATATCGGATCATCCTCAGAAAGTTCGTCAAACATCGAGATTGTGACATTTTCGTCACCCGAGGCCAAGGCCATATCCTGAGCAGTCAGTTTCGGGAAAGTTTTCATTTCGTCGTGATAGCTCTCGACATAAACAACTTTCGCAACTGCGTAATGGTAGAGCAGGGCATCGGTAATGAAGGCTTGAATTTCTGAGTAGGAGTTTTGTTTTCGGTAGAGTTGGTAGTTGATAATTTCTTTGAACGCTGAGGCTCTTTCGGTACTGGGGCCGGACAATTCGTACCAGTTGTCGGTGTAGGTTGCCATTAAAGCTGGCATCAACCCTTGCACTGTGTCCCAGATTACCGGGTCAACAGAACTGGCCCAACCCTCTTCCTCATTGCCATAAGGTTCGGCTCTGTACCGCTCATAAAGGGCTTCTCTGGTATCGCCAAGGTCGCTTTGATATTGCTCCGCTTCATCGATCAGCGGACGAATTATATCATAAATGGTCTCTCGATCTAAAGCCAAGACGCACCTCTTCTAAAGTGGTTATTTTTCACCGGTAACAGAAATCTTGACTAAAGTCAAGTAAATCACAGCACTTTATTTTTCGTCGGCGGCAATTCTCCGATATTGTCAATATTCGCAACTGTCGAGCCTAAACACAAATATTGGCACCCGTCATGGACATGAGAATACTCATTCTTCTCCGGTTTTTCGGTATATTTCGCCGTTCCTGCAAGTTGCATCCTTCTATATTTATACCGGCCATTAAATCCCTTAATCAACATCGTGCATTTGCTGTCAATCAAAAATCCGGGGCCTGACTCAATATGCTTCGTCAAATAATTCGCCACCGCCTCACGCCGGGTTGCAAACACATTCGTAGGGGCCGGGTAAGCCGGCATTCTGGCCTTCACAAATTCGTCAAAACAGGTTCTTTCATCTGTCTGGGCTCGCTGGGCTCCAGCAGGGTCTCCTATAATAGTAAAGCGCATACCCGGAAATTCGGTCGCCAAAACCGGTTTTAAGGCATCGCTGATGAACCTCTTAATACCCATATCCTCGGTCACAACTTCTGCCAAAACCCGAAGCTGGCCTCTCGGTGTAACTTGGCCGATTGCAGCGGCCGGGGTCAATCCAAAATCTACCCCAATGATCAACGGCAGCCCTCTGTACACCGCCAAATTATCCTGAATGTGAAAACTGCCATGCCACTCTGGATAAACCGGCTTACCGTCCTCTGTACTGCCATAAAGACCGTGTATAAAAACTTTTATCCAGTCCTCCGGCTTCCCAGCTAACTGCCTCCGGTAATATTCTATCCCGCCCGGTAAATTCGGAATATTCTCCCCAAATCCCGTCAATCCCCCCGGCTGAGTAAAAAATTCATACCCCTCCGGCTTCTCTTCCTCCGCTAACCTATACCACCAATGATCGTCGTCCGGGCTGTTCGTATCTAAAATTACTCCACTCCAACTTGCCCCTCCGTCCCGCATTGCAGGATACCTTCCTACCCTGCCTGTCAACATCTGCAAAACACTCTCTGGAACTTCCTTCGCTTCGTTTATCCACGCACCTGTCAACTCTAAACTCAACAGCTTCTTGACATCCTGATCCCGCTCCAAAGCTAAAAATATTACCTCTAACTCTACCTCTGAACTTAACATTACCCGGTGGGTTATCGGTGTGGCGTAACGAATCGGCCCAAAATACTCAGGCTTTACCCAGTCACTCCATGTCTTAATAGTCGTACTCACTAACTCTGGATATGTACCCCTGATTATCGCCCACCGTGACCTGCTTACACCATCCGGCCCCGGCTTCTGAGCCATTGCCTTTATCACTATCTCCATACAACAAGCTACACTCTTACCACTACCAATCGGCCCCCTAACCCCACGCACAAACTTACTGCATGAATGAAAATCTGCCAAGGTCGGCGCATTCTCCGTACTGTAATCTATGTCCATAACCAATTTTATTTTTACCAAAAAATTTTAACAGCGCGAAAAATAGACCACCCTTTCTCTGGAGGGGGTGCAAAAACCCCTCTCTACGTTCGGGGGTTACAATATTCGGTCGGGAGAATCGGGAGGGGGAGACTCTGGAGGCGAGGGAGTGCGTGAGGATGAACCTGCTCTCGCGCCGGGTAAAGGGGTCTTTTCTGGGCGGGTGGTCGAATCTGAGCCTAGACCCTCAAAACGTCCATTTGTCGCGTCTGCCGCTCCCAGCGTACCGCTCCCTGTAGGTGCAGGCGTAATGTCAATTTC